TGCAAGTGATGATCGCACGGTGCGACTGGCACGGCGTCGCGGACGTGGCGATGGACCTGCGCGAGATGGAAGCCGAACAGCGTGGTGCGAAATGAACCGAGACGACATCCTGAAGATGGCTCAAGAAGCTGGAGCGTTTTGGGAGCTATCGGAGACGCCAGAAAAAGATGTAGCCTTTCTGATGCGCTTTGCAGAGCGTGCCATCCGCGCCGCCATCGAGCAGGCTGAGAAGCGCCAATGGGTCGAACTGACGGACGACGAAGCGCGCGCTCTAGTCAATCGCGCCACTTTCGGCGACAAAACAAACTGGCAGGCGCTAGTTTACATGATCGATGCAAAGCTAAAGGAGAAGAATCATGGCTAAGCCCATGACCCGTGCCGAGTGGGAGAATTGGGTTGAGAAGGCGTGGGCCACGGCTCAGGAATCAGCGAAAGAACCAAAGGAATGGGTCGGGCTGACGGATGAGGAGATCAAAGAAATCATCGGCCCGTGGGGCGATACGCCGATCAAATGGCGTAAAAGGGAGTTGTTTGATCAGATCGAAGCAAAGCTAAAAGAAAAAAATGCGGCTTAGACCCTACCAAGACGAGGCCGCAGACTTCTTGTTCGCCAACGACCGCGCGATGATCCTCGCGTGGGTTGGTGCAGGCAAGACAGCGACCGCGCTCACGGCCATGAAGGCAATGCTGGACGAGCGGCACGCCGAACGCTTTCTTGTGCTCGCGCCGTTGCGTGTCGCGCAGTCGGTCTGGCCGGCAGAAGCCGCGCTCTGGACGCCAGGTCTTGAGATCGCAGTGGCTGTTGGCTCGCCCGCGCAACGGGCGCGAGCGCTTGCGTCCGCCGCGCCAGTGGTTGTGACCAACTACGACAACCTGCAATGGCTGTCGGAGCAAAAGCTCAACTTCGATGCGGTCGTGTTCGATGAGTTGACACGGCTTAAGAACCCGTCAGGCAAACGGTTCAAGGCGCTGCACAAGGTCATCGAACCCATGCAGATCCGCTGGGGGCTGACCGGCAGCTTCACTAGCAACGGTCTTGAAGACGTTTTTGGCCAGTGCAAGATCGTCGATCAGCAGATGCTGGGCCGCAGCAAAGGCGCCTTTTTGCAGCAATACTTTCACTGCGTCAACCGCGACTTCGGCGACTACGTGCCGCTACCAGGCGCGCTTGAGGCGGTCATGCAGCGCATCCGTCCGTGGACGTACGTGCTGGAGTCGCACGAGTACCGCGACACGCTACCGCCGCTCCACACGCTACCGATCAAGCTCCAGATGCCGATGGAGCCCTACAAGACGCTCAAACGCGAGATGGCGCTCATCTACCCCAACGCCGAGGTCATCGCCGCCAACGCCGCGGCGGTGACGTCCAAGCTCCAACAGATGAGCGCTGGGTTTGTCTACGACACGGCCCGACAAACCGTCTGGCTGTCAGACCACAAGCTCGATGCGGTTGCGGACCTGCACGCCGAGAATCAGCGTGCGCCCATGCTGGTCTGGTATCAGTTCAAGGCAGAGCTGGCTGGGCTACAGGCGCGCTTCCCGCGTTTGCAGACGCTCACCAACGACGATTCGATTGCGCGGTGGAACGCGGGGCAGATCGAGATGCTGGCGGTCCACCCTGCGTCAGCAGGCCACGGGCTCAACCTGCAAGGGCAATCCCGCATGGTGTGGATGTCGCTCCCGTGGTCGCTGGAGCTCTACGAGCAGGCGGTCGGTCGGCTGCACCGAGGCGGCCAGCGCCATGACGTGCTGAACTATGTGCTCACGACCGAGGGCACGGTGGATGAAACGATTTGGAAGGCTTTACATGAGAAACGAGAGGTATCTGATATGGCACTAGAGGCGCTCAAATGAACCGATGGACTGAACAGCTAAAGGCCGCTCGGGCCGAGGCGCGCATACGGCAGCGGGAGTTCAACGCCGCCCAGCGCGCGCTCAACCGGGTGCTTGCGGAGATTGCAAAACTGGAGAAGCGAATTGAACTGGCGCGAACTACAACGAAGGCTTAATCAACTAACGGAGAGTGAACTATGGCAACTGATCGAAGCGGAACTGGCAGGCAAGAAGCGTGTGTCTTTGATCGAGCGGATGCATATGCGGGCGGCAGCATTACGCACTACCCGCGAGAGGCTGGATCTCTTGAAACGTGCGACGCAATCTACGCCGTAGGCGTGGCGACCGACGTGCAGAAGACGTGGCGCCGGTACGGTTGGGTGCCACCGTCGGAACTTCCCGAGTACCATGACAAGTGGGCACGCGCCCAACAACCCACACGCATATCGGAGGTCGGACGTGGTTGATTACAGCGAAGGCTATCTAAACTTGAAGCAGATCGTGGACGAGATTTGGGAGGCAATGATGGCCAACGATCCCACTCGCGCACGTGACCTGTGCGCAGCGGTCGTCGTCGAGGCTCGGATGTTGCGCCATCAGATTGGAATCCAGCATGACAGCAGCAACCAAAGTTGAGCGGTACTTGAAGGACCGCAAGAAGCCCGTAACGCCCAAGCAGATTGCGGATTACTTTCTCTACAGCCACGCAACCATCAATAAGGCACTCAATGATCTCAAACAAGCAGGCAAAATCGCGCGCACCCAACAGCGCACCTGGCACATCTGTCGCATGGCCGTTCCCCCGCCAGCCGCTCCCGCACCAGCCGAACAGCGTGCCACCTACGACCGACCGATGCTCAACTCGTACCCGCACGCACGCGGATATGATGACTGAACTGGGAGAAGCTAAATGGTAGACATGGTGAACCACCCGCCGCACTACACACGCGGCGGCGTGGAATGCATCGACGCGCTCGCGTCAGCGACCGCAGGGCTGGAAGGGCTTGATGCGGTTTGCACCGCCAACGCCATCAAATACTTGTGGCGCTGGAAACAGAAGAACGGCGTTGAGGACTTGCGGAAGGCTCAGTGGTATATCAACAAGCTCATTGAGACATCTGTAGTGCCGCAGCCCGACCTTCTTCGACGCGCCGTGCCCAGCCCCGACCAAACGTGGGCCAAGTGGGTAGCGTCTGAAGATAGACAAGACGATTGTTTTGGAACTTGTTGATGACGTCAGACGCCGGCATGGCAGCGACGGCCTTCAGCGTCATGGGGCCGATCGCGCCGTCCGGCGTTGCACCGATTGCTTCTTGCAGGAGCTTGGCCGCGCGGCCTGGGCCTGAGTTGATGGCGGTATCGAAGACCACGTAGTCGACACCCGCCGGCAGATCGTCGGCGCGCACCTTGTCCCAATAGCGCTCCTTGTAGAGCGGCGCCACGTCGCTGGGCTGGAGAGCGCGCATGTCCTGCTCGGTCACGGGGCGACCGCACCACTTCTCCCATGTCGCCTTGGTGCAGCCCAAGTTGGTGATGCCGCCGGGATCGGACGGGTGGTTTACGTAGCCGCCCTCGTGATGCAGCACAGCCGCCAGCGCCCGCTCCCAGTTCTCTTTCATTTCTTGCTCTCAATCGTATCTTGCTTGGCCTTGCTGCCGGCGCTGCTGCCAAAGAAGAAATTGAGGATCGTGGCCACTACGGTCGCCAAGATGAAGCCCAGCACCGTGTCAGCAAAGCGCACGTTGTCGGTAGGGATCGTCACCATCGTAATCATAAAGATGTAGCTCGCTGCGACCAGCGACCAGAAGGTCGCCAGCACGTAGACGAACGATCGGCTGATGCCGTTGCCGTTGATGAGCGCCGCGATCTGCATCGCGCGGGCGTCTGCCGTGTTCTTGTTCGCCTGCTCGACCATGAATTCTTCATGCTGCATCGCGCGTTCGCGCAGGCGCGTGATGTCCTCGGCGTTCATGTCGGGCTTGAGTTCAACACCCGTCTTCTCCTGCACGTAGTCGAGCCCCTTGTCCACGACCGCTTGCGCGACCTTGGGCAGATTGTTCTGGATGAGGGTAGATACGATACCAGCGACGATGGGCAACATCAGTAACTAACCTCCGCAAGGGCCAACATCAAGACGGTCATGAGTAAGACGATGATGCCGAAGATGTAGTTCATTTCGGCCACCTGTCGACGATGAACATGACGATGTGAAAGAGAATCAGCGCGCCTGTGGCCACCACGACGGCGATCAAACCTGCGTCACTTGCGTTCTTGATGAACTTCTTGCGCCGCCTGATCTGTTCGTAAATCATCTTCTCGCGCTGCTCTTTGATGCGCCGCCGCATCTGTACAAACTCAACGTAGCCGTCGCGGCCAAGGTGCTGGAGCGGTCCGTAGTGGAACCAGTGGTACAGCGTCTTTTCCATCTCCTTGATCTTGACCTGGGCGGCGTAGGCGTCGAACGCCTCAACGGTGGCTGATTTGGAAAAGGTGAGCTTTTTGAAGAGCGGGGGCTTGGCCTGCTCGCCGTTCATCCACTCTTGCAGGTCACTGACGGCGCCGGCCCACTTGCCAAGCTGGCCAAAGACATCCTCGGCTTCTCGGCCAATCTCAACCGCCTTCTTCAGCCCGTTGAAGACGGCAGTCGCAGTCGCCAACAGACTGATTGGGTCTAGCATCTCACACCTTTAACACGAGCCCCAAGAGCAGCATGATGATCGCGCCCGCAGTGCCGATCAAGATATGCTCCAGCCGCTTGATGCGCAGGATCGTCTCTTTCCATCGTTCCGCGCACACCGCTTCATGCGTGTTCAAGCGAGCCTCCACTTCGTTTGCTGATGTCATCACTCACCCTCGATCAACTTGTTTTCAGGTTTGGGAGCTAGTTGGTTGCGCTTGAACTCCATAGTTTTTTTGCCTTGGCTGCCCTTGCGCACCGGGCGCGGTTCGCGCATCTGCTCAGTAAGTTGTTCTGCCAGATCCAACATACGCTCGCGGTTAGCTTGGGCCTCCAATGCCGCTTGGCGATCGCGCGACCGTTGCGCAATCTGATCAAACGCCGCCGCTTTTTCGCGGGCCTTGCGAACTGCGTTTGCAACCCAATCGCGGTCCATTGACCGTTCTACAAGCGCCGCGTCGGACAGCTTTTTTAAGCTGGGGTCGAGCTGTTGAAGGTCAACTTTTCGCCGATCCCATGCAATCTTTTCTTCTGCGGTCAGCGTAGCACGCGCGTTACTTTCTATTTTTCTAACCGCAGCGTCTAGATTGGTTCCGTAATCAACAAATGTCTCAGGCGTTGCGCCTTTCAAACCTTGGCTTGCGGGGCGCAAACGTCCGGTGGTCGGATCAAGCTCAAGCGGCATACCTTCACCAGCCGGACGGCGGGCCGCAGCGGCTTGAGCAGCCGCAGCTTGCTCTGCCTGTTGAGCCAACGCGCGTTCCATGTCAAGATCAAACGCGCGGCGCTGCGCCACCGCCGCCATTGTTGACTCTGCGCTAGGCGCAGGCAAAAGCGCATTCGTAGGCGGCTGAACGCGCACATCTGGCGTCGGGCGGCCAAACACAAAATTTGGCACGTAATATTCATCTGGCGTTTGTACTGCATTCCGCCAGTCGTACGGCACCGGCAAGTTGGGCGTAGGCGGTGGGGGCGCGGGCGCAGGAGGCGGCGGCATCGGAATGCGCAAATCAGGCGGCACTGCCGAACGCGCCTGAAACTCTGGCGATGCAATTCGCTTGCCCATATAGCGACCGGCCAGCTCACCCGCCCCAGCACCGATTGCGCCCGCAGTAATCAAATCCGTACCAAGCGCCGACCCTACCGCCAGACCAATTGTGCCTGGCACGCCAGACCGAGTAAGGCGCGGGAGCGCGCGCTGTAGCAAAGTGGCTTGAGTACCGCCACCCGCTATCTCAGGGAAGTTGGCCGCAATACGACCGATCGCCGCGATGTCGCCGGTCATAGCGTCATCTTTAGCGATCATTTTAGCAATAACAATTGGATCAACGCGCCCGGTTGCTAGGTTAGTCGCTTTCTCGTAAGTGTAACTTTTGGCAAGTTTGGTGCGAGCATCACGAAACCGGTCCAACAATGCTGGATCAGTGACGTTCATGTCGATCAACTTCTCAAGCGCGTTAGCAATTCCAATCTTGGCGTCGGCGGTAGCCCGTTCAGCAGGCGTTAGCTTGTCGCCGCGATAAATGTCTTGCGCTTCACTTCGTAGTTGACGAATGTTAAGTAGCGCGTCAGCGCTCGTCATGCCAGAGTTAACGCGCTCAAGCGCGTCGTCAACAAGCGATGCAACTTCTGACGTTGCGGCTTTGCCGCCAATAACATCAGGTGCCCTAATAGCCGCAATCTGCCGAGACACCGCTTCGTCTGGCATCAGCTGGCCAATTTTTTTAACTTCACGATACGGCGCAGCGATGCGCTCGCGAGCAGCTTCAAACGTCTTTGAGTTAAGTTGTTCGCGCGGGTCAATGCCAAGCTCACGGCGAGCAATGTCACTCCACTTTGTGACGTTCTGCGCCGATAGCTTGGCGTTCAATTGCGGAATGCCGGCCATCTGGGCTTGCAATTGATTGGATAGTGTTGGGTTTGACAACGCAGGGTTCAGCGCAATACCCAACCGATTGGCCTCTTGCGCCGCTTCGATCTGAGGCCCACGAGCATAGGCTTCTTCCGACAGCCGCTCAGCGGTGCGCCCTTGACGCGCCGCGCGCGCTACCCCCGCCTCACGAGCGGCAGCAGGCGCACCGCCGACGCTGGGGATGTACGGCGGCAAACCAGAGGTTGCTTCGCCCAGCGCGCTAACCGCACGCTGCGCCAGCTCGGATCTAGGCTCGTACTGAAACGGTCGTACGGCTGCCTTAACCTCGGGCGTGGCACGAGAAGTCAAGATTGATAGTGGTGCGCCTGCAATCGTGGCTGCAAGCGCTACGGGCGTTTCAATTGCGCCCATGACCATCTCACGTGGCGACAGCTCGGATAACTTGCGTTCGCGCGTCAGCGGCACCGCAGACGCTGACGTATACGGGATGTCGGCGTAGACGGGCTCTTCCGGCTGCGCGAACTTGGCAAACGGATTTGCAGCCGAGGTAACAAACTGCGCAAACGGATTTTCAGCCATCACCGACCTCCGGCGCGTGCCGCTGCGGCTGCGCCGCGCCCAAAGATTGCGTCAAATTGCTCGTCAGTGCCCACGCCCTTTAGTAGCGCGTCAACTGCCGCTTGCGGCACTGCCGTAGCCGGCCCGCGCGGCGTAGCCGACCGCCCGCCCACAACCGGGCCTGACGGCGCTGGTGTGGATTGCGCGCGCTCAGCTTCAAGAATGCCGTACTTTTTCAAACGCGGGCTTTCAAAAATAGACTTGCCGCCTTCGCTCTCTAGCCACGCATCTTCGGCTCCAGCCAAAGACTTTTTGTTTGCCGGATCACGTAACCAATCGCGGTAGAACTTGTCTTGCGCAATTGCGCGTTCAGCTTGGGCGCGTGCCACATCAAGAATGAACTCGTTGGCGGCTTTGGTGTTGCCCATACGCGCGCCGGTTTGCTCGATGCGCTGCGCGTCTTGGTTGGTCTGCACGCCTTTCTGTTCAAGCTGAGCCGCCAGCACTCGTTCGGTTGCAGCCTGCAAGAACTTTTGTGAATTGGTAGCGAAATCTTTAGCTTTGTCTACGCCAAGCGCCGCCAGCACTGACGCGCCTTTGGCAATTGTCTCTGTGCCAAACCCTGTTTCAAAATCCCTGCTCAAAACGTCTTGTGCAGACTCGATCCCCGTCAATGATCTACGCGCGGCTGCCGCTGCTTTTCGCACTTCTGTTTCGTGCTCAACGTAACCTCTGCCGCGCGCCACTGTCTCGGCTTGTTCGCCTCGTTGGTCAACATTGACCGTAGTCGACGGACGGCCAGCTTGTTTAGCAGCGTAAAACGCCGTGCGCTCTTCTTCCGGCATTGCTTGCGCTGCGCGAAACTCGCGTATGCTGGCCGGAACTTGTTCTTGCCCCGCACGCGCTTCTGCCGCACGCGCAGAAATCATTGCCGCTTCAGCGCGCTGCCGCTCGAAAGGCAACTTAGCTGATGCGGTTGCAGCTTGTGACTCTGTGGCTGCGGTCGCGCGCTCTTTGAGCGCCGCTTCAAGCCGATCTTTCTGCGACATGGTGGTGTCGAGAATTCGCTTGACGCGCGCCGGGTCGTACGTCGGCCCCAAAAATTGTACGTCGGCAGGCTTGAAGATACCCTGCTCTGACAACTTCTTAATTGCAAAATCAAACGAATCTTGATCCTTAGCCGCGCCGAGCACTCGACCCACGATATCTGCTTGGCTAAGCATTCCTTTGTATTCGGCTTCTTTGGCCTTGCGCCGCGTTTCTTCCAACTGGGCTTCTGACTGCATGAGAGTGCGCGCCTCAGTCAAGAACCCGCCGCGTACCAAAGCAGGCGAAATGTCAGCCGCTTTAGCTTCCGGCCCAAACCCACCCAAAATTTTTTCAAGCTCACCTTTGCGCCGCTGCTCGCGCATAGCGTTCTGGATCTTCATTTCGCCCATACGCTGTTCTTGGAGGGCGTTCTGGATCTGCGCTACGCGACCTGATTGGGCTAGCGGATCGGGCAGTTGCAGCCCTTGCACTTGCAAAGCGATGTTTGGTTGAAGCGGCATAGCTATTCCTTACGGGAGGTACGACGACCGACGCAAAGCGTTTGCCAAGTCTTGATTAGCTGAATAGTTTAGGTACTGACCTAACGCCCCTGTCAAGGCATTTGTCATGCCCACTTGGCCAGCCGCTTGCGCCGCACCAATGTCGGTCGTCAGGTTGCCTGCGGTCTGCCCAAACGCACCCGCAGCAGCTCCTTGATTAGATGCCGCCGCTTGACCCAGCGTCATCAGGCCCGACAGCGGTTGCAGACGGTTAGAACGCTCGGTTTGGAACCGATTGAATGCGCTGCCGTACTCTTGCGAGCCCATCTCTTGACCGTAGCGCTGCAACGCCTTGCCGGTAGCGCCGGACAGCAGACCGCCCTTCGCGGCGCGGCTGGCCTCTAGCGCCTTCATACCTTCGCTCAACCGGAACGCATAGCCTGGGTCTTGCTGGAAGTCTGACATGCCGAACGGTCGCGCGAACTTGCCGTATTCAGACGCGGCTGTGTTGCCCGACAGCCCAAGCAGGTTGAGAAGCTGGTTCTGCGCCGTGATGCCGGCTGCGCGGTAGGGCTCTTGCAGCGCCTTCTGCTCGTTGAAGATGTCACGGGCAAGCTGACGCGCCTCACGGGCTGACTGCGCTTGGGTTTCGGCAGCGTCCGTGGCCGCGCGGGAGCCCATAAAGGCGCTGGCCAGCAAAGACAACGGAACACCGTAATCTTTGGCAAGTTTGCCAAGCGAACTTAGCAAGTCAGTAGGTAGTCCGGTCGCCCCTACGCCAAGATCGGCGTACGCCTTACCTATCGACGCATCAATGCCTTCGCCTGGTGATACTACGTTAGCTAGTGTATTTGCAGCGGTGCCTAGACCTAACCCCGACCCAACGCCTAGGTCGCTATACGCTTGGCCGATAGACGCATCAATACCGCCACCTGGTGATACCACGTTAGCTAATGTATCGGCTACGCTAGACCCCAAACCTGTAGTTGCAGCCGCAGGAACGCCCGCCCCTACGCCAAGCGCGTTGTAGGACTGTCCTAGCGACGCATCGATCATGTTCGCTGGGAAGTCCATCAAAATGTTCGGGCCACCCATCGTCGCCAGCGGCGAGGTGGCAACTGGCGTAGCGACGGCGGCGGTTTCAGCCGCCGTTTTTGCCAAGCCAATGTTTTGGTTTACAAACCCAAGTTCCATTGGGTTAGTAGCCATCGTCAATTGCACCGCAGCGTCGTACTGACCGCTTGCGATCAAAGAGTCAACGATCGGCGCGGTAGAAA